GTATTCCCCGAGCATTCCCCAGCCGATCTTTGGTTGGTGATCGTTAACTGGATATGCCGCTCTCTGTATGGTGCCCGGAGCCGGACTTGAACCGGCACGCTGTTACCAGCGAGGGATTTTAAATCCCCCTTCATAACCTTTGTTTTTGCGGGTTTGGCGGTGGTTACGGGGAACATAACTCCCCTGTAATGCCTTGTTTTACCGAGTTGCCACCGCTTTATCTTCCCCAGAAACAGCCATTAATCAGCCCGCCACCCGGCGGGCTTTTTTGTACCTGTCACGGCGGACTCCCATCATCATCCGCATACACCAGCGGGTGGTAGTTCTCCGCCTCGACCTGCACGGTCTCCATGCCCTGGGGGTTGATGCGGCGGATAAGCGCAGGGTAGGTCCATCGCTCGGTGGTACCGAACAGGATGTGCGGTGGCTCCTGCCGGGTGTCCGGGTCGGGCCAGGGTTGCGGCATGGTGACCAGCACCTCGAAGTCATCCTCGCCCTTGGTGGCCGGGTATGGCCCGGCCAGGGTGCCGTCTGGCCGGCGCCAGGCCAGCACGTGATCTGCTCCATCCTGCCACTGCAGCGGCTCACTCACCTGCAGCCGCGCCACCCCGCCACCGGCGCCCATTACGCCCTTGATCCACGCGCTCTGGCCGTAGCCGGGCACGTCATCGCCCAGGGCGCAGTAGCTCAGGTAGCGGCTGTTCAGGGCGTCCAGCTCGGTGCTGAAATTGTATTTCCAGCGCCGGTATTTGCTCATACGCCGTTGCCGCATGCCGATGCGCCAGGCCCGGGTACGATCGGTCACGCCGTCCAGGGTGATCTTTTCGACCTTCCGGCCCTCGTCTCCCGGCAGCCGACACTCGACCGTCGATTTGGTCCAGGTGTCGCTGTCCATGTACTCCACATCCACGCCATCGGCGTCGTCCGGCTTGGGCATCGATACCGCCCGCCGCAGCGGTGCGGTCATGTTCTGGGTGGTGTACATGTGCTCGAAAGTGTTGCGCGGCTCGTCGCGAACGGGGCGGATGCGGCCGTTATCGATGGTGAGTTCGGCGAACCCGGCCAGCAGCGCCTGATCCAGGGCGCCTTTTACCGTGGTTTCCTTGTTGACGATGAAGTCGAAGTGGTCCTGCCTCCCCTGCCAGATAGCGTCCAGCCGATCGAGTTCGAGCAGGTCTATTTCGCTGTCCACGTAGCCGATGGACCTGGCGATGTGCGCGACCCAGGGCGCAATGTCCCGGGTTGGCACCGGCTCCGTCCAGGTGCCATCCACCCGGCGGGGCAACCGGCGGGTGGCCACCACGCTGATCTGGTTTTCGGTCTGGCTGGCGATGGTGTCGGAGCCGATCAGCGTCAGCGCCATTGTGGTTACTCCCGGGTAGCTGGTCGCCGGCGGCAGCAGGCTACGCAGGCCGTACCATTCCAGCCGATCCATGGCCTGGGTCGAGGTGTCTTCGGCGCCGATGCGGCGCACCCGGACTTCCGGCGTCATCGCCGACGGCAGGTTGACCGAGAAGGTCCATCCGAGCTGGTCACGGGTGTTTGCCGTGATCACTTCCTGCACCGGCGTCCAGGTATCGGCACCCAGTTCCCGGTACTGCAGTTCCAGGTTGCGGGTAACGGTTTTAATGTTGCCGTTGTCGTCAAGTTTGCCGAGCCCCTGGGGGGCGAAAATGTCCCACTCGATGACAGAGGTGACCTCGCCCTCCGGGCAACCAAGAAATGGACCGGACCAGCCGCCGGCGATGCCGCTGGCATCCAGGGAAATCTCATGGTCACTGGTGGTGACCGCCGGAAACCCGGGCCAGCCGATATCTTCACCGCCGTTCGGCAACAGCTTGGTGACCGTCCATCCCCTGAGCACCTCGGCCTCGGTGACCAGGGTATCGATGCGGTAGCGTACCCCGGTGTAATCCATGTCGACGATATAGGTGCCGGCCTTGAGGAATGCCACCGGGGTGAGGTCAGGGTGCGACAGCCTCAGCTCGTCATAGCCTGACGAATCCACATCCAGCTCGATGCTGTGCACCAGGTAGTCGCCCGCGATAGCGGTGCCGGTGATGGTAATGGCATCCCCCACGGTCAGCGCCAGGTCGGCAAACTGGCCGCGCAGCCGGTCGCGCTGATACACCCCCTCCACCACGCCGCCGTCGATCACTTCAACGGTACGGTCCAGCAGGGCCACCTGCAGCAGCATATCCACCGCCCAATCCGCCGGGGGAATGCCCGCCCCAGCCGGCACCGTGATGCTGGCCCCGTCGAACTGCACAACCGACGCATCCAGCACCTGGGTGATGTCGTTGCCGGCCTTCAGCCGCAACCCGGCAGAGCCGGTGCTGGCCCCCACTTCTGGGGCGTTGTACCAGTTGCGGTGGGCCGGGTGCACAGTCACATCCTCGCCGGGTGCGAATACCTGCTTGATCACGTTGGCGCCCAGTCCCTGCATTGGCGTTTTACCAATGCGGATCTGTGACTCCGGCAAATCGAATTCGCCCGCCCCAATGCACAGCATCACGTCGAGCGCCTGGGTGCGCGGATTGATAAAGTAGCGGCGCGGCTGGCACAGGTAATCCGGAAACCGCTTGTGCCGCCCGGCCAGTTCGGGGATCACGTCGCCCAACTTGGGCGTGTTGGCCTCGGCCTCCACCGCGCTGATCCGCTGCCCCTGCTGGGCATTGCTGCGGTTGATGTTGGGAATGGACGGCTTGAGAAAAAACGAGGCGGCACTCAGCACCAGGGCGCCGACCACCGCCCAGGTAATGGGATCGCCCGCCGGTTGTACCCGCAGCTCTACCACGGTGCCGGTGGCTATCTGCAGCACCGGCCACTGCTCCGGCGGTATCACCAGGCCGGCCACGGTGGCGCTGATCGGCTGCTCCGGCCCCGGCCGGTAACCGGGTACGTTGTCGGTCAGCCAGTCGTGCAGTGTGACGCCATGCACATCGTGGGTTTCAATCGGCAGGCCCGGCAGGGTGCTGGGATATATTTCGATCATCGTAGTAGATCACCTTGAGTTGGGTGGATGCAAAATCCGCCAGCCACCGCCAGCGCGGGCCGCTCGCCTGGTTGGTTTCCAGCACCGCCGGCCTGCCGTCGACCTCGATGACCAGGGCCACATGGGTGCACAGTCGGCCCCGCCAGCAGGTGGCGATGGCCCCCGGCAGCGGGTCTGTAGGCCGGAACCCGCCGGCCATCACCTCCCGCGCCGCCCGGGTCAGCGCCGGTTTGTCGCCGGCGGAGATGGCGCCGTAGCTGGGCAGCAGCGGCAGACCATAGATCCGATGCCGGGCACAGCGAGTCAGGCCCCAGCAGTCATACTCGACAGGGCCCCGGCCGTGGTCCCGATAGCGGGACAGCAGGTAGGGGGTGAGCGGATCAGCCGAAATACTTGAGCCCGGGGGCGAACGCCACCGTGTAGCGGGCCCGGGGCCAGGCGGTGTTGAGCAGGTCATAATAGGCTCCCTGTACTTCCAGATGAGCCCCCTCCATCGCCGCGCCCACCATGGTCATGACGATGGGGGGATGGGCCGGCGCGGACAGGTCGGATGCCAGATAGGCGCGGAATATCAGTGGTACCCTCCCCCCAGCGGCCAGCGCCTCGTCGATGTGTTGCTGGGCAATGCCCAGCACGTTGTCGATGGCGAACGCCAGCTTCTGCTGGCCCGATGTGTCAGCCCCCGGCAACGAGACATCGATGCCGGCGGCGGTAAAGGTCACCGTTTCCGCAGTCTCCAGCGTCGCCGTCACGTCCTCATACGCCCCGCAGATACGCTGCGGGGTGGGGCTGAGGATTTCGAGTGTGGGGATCAGAACTTCGGAGGTAGGTGCGGAGGCGTAGACTGTGTTTAGGGTGGTCATAATTCACTCGCCATGGCTGCCATGGCGAGCCACATCAACTCCTCTGGCCGCACCCCATATCGGTCGCCATCTGGTACGTGTGGCTGGATAACTGTACCGTCCTCAGCTAAGATCTCAGGATCTTCGAGCCACTCGTCGTAGCACACCGCGCCGTACTCGAAAGCGTTAAGACCGTGATGTGCAAAAAGCTCAACGACGGCCTGTGCCATCACACCAAAATGCCACCTGGCACCCGCGCCTTTACGATCTACAGCGGCATTCCACTTGTACGCTGACACCAAACCGAGCAGCCCTTTACCCACGGCAAGTTCAGCCGGAGACAGGGCTCGCTGCTGCTGCTTCTCCCTTTCGTCTGAGGTGTTTATCGTGCCAGTCCCGGCGAAGACCTCAGACCACCGAAAGCTGGGCGAGCCCAGTTGTTGGGAATTATCTGTTCCTGGGCGTAGCTGGCGGGTCTCATGAGCCATCAGCTCTAGTGACATGCTCCCGCCTGTGTAAAACCGAATCCTCCCGTTTAGCTCCGAGTTTCCGTATAAGTTAATCCCTGCGCCATTTGCAAAGTTATTTCTTGCCCGAATCTCAAGCCGCTCGGCGCCGTCTCTAAAGTCAGTCGAAAACAGGGAGAATTTGGAATTGTCTGCACTTGGGCTTGAATCGTAGAACCGGTATTGCCGAAACGCCGAAATGCTTATTTGATTGTAAGCCTTCCCTGTTTGCGTTCCGTAAGAGGACAAATGAAAGGTTTCCCCATACGGATAACTCATATCGAGTTCCGAGTTCCCTACCGGAACCAGTGCAGGTGAATCAGATATTACTAGGCCGCTAGATGTTGGGTATTCTCCAGCCGCGTCAGTTTCGCGTTTTAGGATTGTCACCATTTTACCATAGCGAGTCTCTGCACCGCGCGTGTAACTTCCGGACGAACTCCAAGAACCCGCGGTGGCGGGGCGATTGGTCAGCACCCAATTCTCGGAATTTCTAGAAATATCAGGGGCGTCATTGCCACCCGACTCCCCGACGAATGCGAAATTATTACCCTGGTACTCTACAATATCCCCATATTCCCTCCAGTTGTCAGTTGTAAGCAACAACAGTGCGTCGCCGCATATAGACATGCCCTCTGGCTCCATCGCTCTTGGGCAGCCAAGGGTAGTATGACCACTATATAGGTTTTCTGCTCCGTAATACCCACGAACAGAATCAACAGCAATCGACGAGACCGGTCGACCTGACAAATCCAGTTTGCGCACGCGCTGAGGGAATAACGGGTTTATATATCCGTTGTACGTGTAAACGTATTTACCATCACACGCCACACCCTGCGAGTAAAATACCCGGTCTTGCATGATAGGGGGTAGTTGATTCATGTGCAGCGGCATCACATCAAGCGGATCGGCCGCCCCTTCCACTGCGAGCCGATCGTAAACGAACAGCCAATAGGATACGCTCGAGCCGGATTTACGGCACACCATTGCGACATAATTTCCGCAAGTGGATACAGCCGAAGTTGCCCCATAGAACTCTTCAAATACATGGCCAGATCCCTGCTCGCCGAATAGACGGTAATATGTGACGTCCGAGTTATTCGTCAAATTACCGCGCCACTCTATGCGAGAGAATCCCTTACCAGCGTTCACTTCCCCCGAATTACCGGGGGAAGAAGGAAGGCCTGAGTAAAGATATAGAACTCCATCTAAAACTAGGCTGCTGAGCCCTTGGTGTCCTATGTGCAGCTCTCCGGACACATCTGCCGGGCTGGCAGTAGATCCATCGCCAATGTACGGGTACTGGACTATCCGATGCGCCTCAGTATCAGTAAAAGACGCTGACCCAACGCCCTGCATCAAATATAAGCTCGGGGCGCCGTGCTCAGAGTATGCCAAACCCTGTGGAGCCCGCCACGCCTCAGGGAAAATAATGCCATCCGGGTATCCGAAATTAAGGTCATGCGCAAGAGCATGCGCAGACTTAGACCACTCTACGTGCGCTCTCTCGATGGCGAGTCGATTACCGCCCTGAACGATAATGCCGGGTCCGTAGTACCGCGAGGTGTCTACTCCGACGGGGATTTCGTACTCTCCATCAGGGAAAAACACCATCCCACCACTGGGTATGTCCGATGGTTCGGAATAATCCAGTGCTGTGGGTATATCGTATGGTATGCGGTGGAATTCCGCCCCATCGTACCACCATCTGGAGCCGTCGCTGCGCACTATATAAACTCGGGCCGCATCAGCCAGCGCTGGCAGGTCCGACGGCGTGTCCACATGAACCACCGCCCCCTGTACCTGTAGCACCCCGCCCGGCGCGGCCAGCTCCTGCCGTAACGAAGCATCCCCCACGCTCACAAAAGCGCCGCCCTCAGGCATACCTGCGCCGGTGGTGGTGTAGGGCAGCGAGGTGCTGGCTGATATGCGCCACAGCTCGCCGGCGGCACGGACAATCTGATTCATCGCTGTGATCTCAATGCCTGCCGCGTAATCCTCCACCGCGCCATCGACGCCGGTGCCAATATAGCCAGAAGAAAGTAAGAACTTCTGGAAGTCCTGCTCCATGCCATGCCACGTTTTACGAGGTACACCCAGTCGATCAGGGTGGCTGGTAGATGTGGCACTGTTGACCAGCTCGTCCAGGTTTTTGCTGTTGTCATCCCGGTCGCGGGGATCGGCGGAGCCCACCGGGTTGCCAGTGTTGTATCGGGTCATGCTGTGGTACCTCTAAATCAGGATGCCGGCCAGTGCTGGTTCACGGTCCGGTCGAACAGGTCGGATTGAATGATTTCGTCGGGGAACTGGGCGTCTAGGGCGCTGATGGTCTGCCGATCGCGGATTTCCAATTCGGCGGAAAAGCGCCACAGGCTGGTGGTCACAAACACCGGGCCGTCGTAGATGTCGGTGAACCGGCACTCGTAGGGCCGCAGTCCCATGGGGGTTTTGATACGGCAGTTAAACCAGTCGGCGCCGTCGGTAATGGTCCAGCGGAACCAGCCCTCAAAGAGCTGGGCCTGAACCTCGTTCATCAGCCAGTTGACCTTCACCAAGCTCGGCACCGAGGTGAACCGCCGGCGCTGGCGGGCGCGGCCGCTCTGCATGTCCACCCGCACCAGCGGGCTGACGTGCTGTATGGCATAGCCCGACTGCTGCGGCAGCGGTAACTGGCTGGGGTAATCGATGGTGGTTGCCATTAACGGCCCCTCCGTTGCAGGCCATAGGTTTGCTCAAGCATTTGGGCGCGTTCGCCGCCGCTGCCGATATCGGCCACAAAGGCGTTGATCTCGCTGCTGCCGTCTTCCCGTTGACGTTGCTCTACCTGGCCGGCGCGGGATCGGTCCTCGATCAGGTTGACGGTCACATTGGCCGGGCCACTTCCACCGTTCTGCTGCCCCTGGCGTACCTGCTCCAAGGTTCGATCCAGCTTGTCGCTGGTCTGGGCGGTGGTTACCCGCTCGCCCTTTTGCAGGAACCAGGTACCGTCTTCGGGGATGGCGTCGATACCGTCGTGGGCCATGCCGGCGAGGTCACCAATTGCCAGCCCGGCAACCATGCCCGCTGATGCATACCCCATGGTTCGTACAAGGTTCGAGGTGGCGACAGCGCCGAGGCCAAGGATCCCGGCGTCATGTGCCAGCACAGCCGCGGCCGCAACTTCGGTGTTGGCAAGTATCATGGCGATCTGCACAGCCTGCTGGGCGGCAAACATTGCTTTGTAGATACCAGACTGCTCGCCAGCAAATTCCCGTGTCATATTGGCAAGATCGCCAAATACACTGGCTGCGGCAGAAAGTTGAGCCATGTGACGCGCCTGCTCAATCTTCCCGATCTGCTCTTCATGCTGCTGCTTGAGCGACTGCTCTTTGGCATCCCATTCCGCCGCCAGCTCCGCTTTCTGGGACCGGAACTCTTCCAGCATTTCCAGCTGGCGGGCGTACCAGTCTTCCTGCTCGGCCTGGGCGTCGTCGATCTTGCCCAGCTCACCAAAGGGGCCGCCGATTTCCGGGGCCAAGCCGGCAAACTCGGGGGCGTCCTGAAAGGCGGCGTCGGCAATGCGGCCAACGGCGCTTTCCCGTTCTTCCGGCGGCAGGTTGCGGATCGCATCAAGCACCGCCAGCCGCTCATGCAACTGGTCGGTCAGCTTCTCTTCTTCGGTGCGCAGGTCCAGCAGCAGCTGCTTGTAGTCTTCCTGCGCTTTGTGGGCTGCCACCACTTCCAGCGCCGCCCGGGCCTGTTTCAATTGCGCCTCTGTGGCGCCCTTGATTCGAAGCTCGTTCAGCCGGATTTGTTCATTGGTCATGCCCAGCTGGTTGGCTTCGGCCACCAATGCCTGCACCGACTCAGCCACCGCTGCCGCCGCGCGGCGACCGGCTTCTGCCCGGCGCTCGGTTTGCTTGGTTGCCTCTTTTTCCGCTTCCAGCTTGGCTTCCAGCGCATCCCTGGCTTCATACAACGCCTGGATCTGCGCCAGCTCGGTCTCGGTCAGGCCTTCCACGTAGCCGGCGGCGACCTGGGCAGCCAGCCGTTCGGCATCGGTCTTGGCACTCAGCATGATGATCTGCTGGCCAACCTGCTTGTTGAGCTCTTCATAGGCCTTGCTGGCCTTGTTGGCGTCATCAGCCAGATCTTTGCCGGCACCGCCCTGCGCCAGCTGGTTCAGCTTCTCGAGGTTGCCATTCAGGGCATCGACTTTTTGCTGGGCGTCATCCACCGCACCGGCGGCGCGAATGGCATCCTCTTTCCACTCGTCATACTTCGCTGAGCCAGGAAACTCTTCCATTCGCTTGTTCAGCGAGAACAGCCGGGCCTCTGCGGTACTGAGTTCTCGCTCTGCCTCTTTCAGCTTGGCGGTGTAATCCAGAATCCCCCGCTCCGCCTGGGCTACTGTGAAGCCCTCGAACGAATTGCCCATTTGCGTGATACGGCGATCCAGCTCTTCCGCTTCACGCTCGGCTTCTGAGGCGCGAGTGGCAAAGTAGGTGAGCGCGGTACCGGCCAGAATCACGGCGCCCATCGGGCCACCCACCAGCGCCATGGCCGCCGACGCGCCTCTGGTTGCCACGCTCATGGCGGTAATGCCGGCGGCGGTGGTGGCCGATACACCCGCCATTCTGGCCAGCGTTGCCTGATAGCGAGTTGCCTCTAAGTTGGCGGCGATCATGGCAAAGCCGCTGGCACTGACCGAGCTTACAAAACGCGAGCCCAATACCAGGGCGGCCACTGCGCCCACATCGGCCACCATTTCCAGGCCATCAATAATGGCACCAATGCCATTGAGCGTGCTCTCGTCACGCAGGAAGTCGGTGAACTCGTTGATGGCCGGCAGCATGCCCACCACCAGCTGGTTGGTGGCCCCCTGCATGGCTGCTTGCATGGCATCAATGGCGGCGCTGGCGTCTTTCAGCTGGTCCAGTTCCAGATCACTCAGCACCAGCCCGAGCCGTTCGGCCTCGTCCCCCATGGCCTGAAACTTCTCGCCGTTGTTTTGCAGCAGTGGGATCAGGGCGGTGGCATCGTCCGCCACCTGCTCCATGTAGGAGGTGAGCCGCTGCTGGCCCACGTTGGCTTTTTCCAGGCTGTTGTAATAGAGCTGCAGCGCCTCCGGGCCGGACAGCCCCTTGAACTGCTCAGCGGTCACTCCCACCAGCGGGGCGATTTCTTCAAAGAAGTCCTGCATCTCGCCGCCGCCGCGGGACATGAACTCCCCGATGCGATCGGTGGTGTCCTTGAAGATGCTGGCCAGCTTGTCCTGCTCCACGCCGGCACTCTTGGCACCGTAGGCCATACGCTGAAACTCAGCGTTGGAGGCGTTGGCCAGAGTGGTGAGCTGCTCCAGCTCCTTGGCGGACTGGGCCACCGACAGCACCATGGCACCCATGGCCCCGGCGCTGGCCGCACCGAGCGATGCCAGGGCGGTGGCGGCCTTGGTGACGCTGGAACCCACGTCATCCATGTTTTTGCGGGCGTTGCGCGAGGCCTGATCGAGCGGGCCGGTGAATGAACCGGTTTTTGCGATCAGATCGAGGGTCAGTTGCCCCAGGCTGCGTGATGACATCGGTTTCTCCGGGCAATAAAAAACCCCGCTCAATGGCGGGGTTATAAATAAAAATTTTGCTGTTAGATTGAACTTAGTTAATTGTCTTGCAGATATCGTCTATCAGTGAGTTGTTCATACTGTAGCCGTACTTTGGGCGGCGCTCCCATAGCAATGCTTTGTCACCTAAAACAATGAATGGAGTCCTACCAACGTAGCCACCGTAACTGTTCTTGGCGTTCACCTGGCCGCAATAGCTTACCTTTATGGTTTCGTCTTTCGGGTCTTTGGCCCCATACAGATCATAAAACTCAGCCGAGCCGGGATCCTTAAGAGAGGATCTGACTGCGGCTTTTGCAGCAGATTCTTGCTCAGCGGTGAGCGGAACCCGAACTCTGGTAGGTTCTTTTACCTCTTTTTTCTGTGGCGTGCGCGTCGTGCTCTTAGGTGTGCTTACGCAACCGGAAACCAAGGCGGCAACGGCAACGGCCAGCAACAAAGATTTTTTATTCATCCTTCATTATCCCCTGCAAAAATGCTGATTCTTGCAGGGGGGTAACATTTGATCAAGGATTCAGACGTTACTGGATCAGCGGCTGGGCCAGTCGCTCCAGGTTGGTTTCGCCGTAAAGTATCCTCATGCGGGACAGCAGCTCATCGCCCAGCTGCATATAACTGCGCAGATCCCGGCGAAACGCCTCGACATGATCCATTGGCACCATGGCCACCTGCCCCAGCTGCTTGATGGCAAACCGGCCCTCGTCCGGATAGACCAGATAGCGGCCCGGCGGCAGGTCTGCCATGCCCGCCAGCTCAACGCTGGGAATGGACGGCTGTTGCGACTCCGGCCCCAGCAGCTCGCCCTCCATCATGATCTTGTGCACATACTCCACCGCCTGGGGGATTTGCTCGGTGGTGAGTTCTTCCACGCTGTCCACGCCAAACCGATGATGCACAAGCCGGTAGGCATCGGTGTAGTTAAGGCTGCTGGTTTTGCCTACCAGCATATTCACCGCGTTTTTCAGCGGGGTGCGATCCGCCTTGGTGCTGATGCGGGGGTTAATCGCCTCGCCTTTGGTCCAGTAGTCCCAGAGCACATCGTCACATTCGGACTGAAACCGGATCACCCGTTCACGAACCACCTTGCTCTTAACCCGGTTGGGGCTGATGGACATCAACCAGCCGGGAAGTTTGCGGAGGGGCATGCAAAGCATCTCTTGCATCGCCACAGCGCCAGCTGCCGCTATTACCATTATGGTAACACCGAACCGATCTGCTCCTTCTTGGAGCTTCACGAACTGAGGCTTCCATGCTAGCCCCATGCCTTCAACGATGGGCTTCATCGGCGTGTAGGGCTGGCCGTTGTACTCAACCAGCGCCAAATTCGCTCCATGGAATGGCACAGTGATCGCGGGTGTAGTAGTATTCATATTGTCACCTTTCTTAGACGGTTGGTTTGACATCTGGGCCTCAGCGATGGCAGTCGCTGGGGCTTTTTCGTTTCTGGGTTTCATGCTTTTTCCATCCTCTCCTGCTGTTCCCTGCTCTGCATCAACCGGAGCGTGATCTCGGCAGTCACTGAACGAAGATTCTTCTCCGCTTCTTCTTTTAAGTAATCCATCAAATCCTGTGGCAGTCTCGCCCTAAGCTGTGGATCCCGTCTCGTTCCTTTCATAAGCAAACCTCAAATACTCACTGTGAGAACCAAATGTACTCACGGTGAGCATTTAAGTCAAGCCGCACTGTGAGGCATACTCCCGCTAGACAAACGAAAGTTTTATAAGGCACCTGATGAGCAGAGAATACCCACAGTTAAGAGTTCGTATTCCGCCAGAACTCAAGGAAGATCTGGAGGATCGAGCAGCAAAAGCAAACCGAACTCTTACGGCCGAAATTGTTTATCGCCTACAGCAGTCCATCGAAGCCGAAGACGCCGGCATGCCTCCTTCCAACCTGACCCGCGATAAGCTCCTAAAAGCCATTACCGAGGCCATCAAGCACCTTGAGGAAGACAAGTAGCCCCAGTGTAAAGCCTTTTTTCGCCTGTTTTTGATAACCCCCCCTCCTTCAAACGAGGGGGTTTATAACTCAGTGCCACGTATCCATGGCATCATCGAGCGAGACTTCCGGCTCGTCGTGATAGGGGGCGAAGTCGTGCCAACCGTAACCGCCGTGCTTGCTGTGGGCATTGGCATACATGGAGGCCAGCAGGGCAGTGCTGCGCTCAATGCGCAGGCCCGGGTGCAGGCTGCCCCGCTTGGCGCGGTACCGGGCCCAGGCAATGAACTCGGGATAGGTGATCCGCTCCTGCGCTTCGGCAATGGTGCAGCCCCCTACCCCGTTCAGCACCAGCTCGTGCCACAGCTCATCGGTTTCGGTTAGCTCGCCGTCTTTCCCACCTGGTTGACCTCGGCGATGGCGGCCAGCAGGGCAACCGTTAAATTGCCGTCCAGGGCACCGCGCTCGGGGTCGGCTTCGCCGGTAATGTCGGCGGCGGTAAACACCGGCTTGCCGTCGGCATCGCAGATGCTGGCGGCAATGCGGCCGGCCACGGCGTCGGTCTTCTGGTGGTGGGCGGCAAAGTCGCTTACCGCTGTGCGGTAGGAAAACGGCAGCACGTGCACGGTGGCAGTCAGCTCCTGCTCGCCCTGCTTCCAGGTGATTTCTTTTTCCACCGGGGCACCGGTAAAAGCGCCCATGGCCTTCAGGGTTTCTATGCTCAGGTTCATACAATTACCTTCTTGGTCCAGGTGCCCTTGCCAGAGCGCTGAATGGTGGCGGCAGTAGCCACCAGGGCGTTGCCGGCGAAGTCGAACGGAAAATCAGAGACGTAGCCTTCAAAGGTGTACCAGGTGCGGGTGGTGGGCAGCTCCAGACCACCGCCTACCGCCACGGTGGGCGGGATGTCTACGCCATCACTCCAGCCCACCGCCCACTGAATGTTGCGGTCGTCGTCTTCCTGGCTCAGCTCGTGCAGCCGCACATGGCTGGCCAGCTCAGGGTCTGCGTTCACGGTGAGCGACGCCTGGCCGGGGGTGCGCAGGCCTTTTTTGTATTTGCGGATGGTGGCCTTGAGACAGTTGTCCTCGATTTGATCGGCCGGCGCACCGCCGGGGTTAAAGGCGGTGACACATTCCACCTCCACTACCTGGTCGGTGTCCGGATCCAGAAAGTAGACCTGGGTGCCTTGGGTCAGTTTGCTCATTGCTTAGCCCTCTCGGGGTTGGGTAATAAAAAGCCCGCTCGGGGCGGGCCAATGTTGCTATCGTAGAGTTATCCAGTCGATGTCGAAGCTTCGACGGTATGCCTTGGTCTCGGGGTCGCGCCCCTCACCGCCCCAGCGGGTGATATAGGCGTGGGGCTCAATGGCATCACGCAGGGCCTTTGTTACCGCCCGGGCGGCGCTGCCGGTGCCAGCATAGACGTCCACCTGCAGGGTGTAGCCGTCGGCATCCGGCCGGCCCGCCAGGTAGTTATCCGGGCTGCCGGTGATGATCTGCCAGGTGGCGTAGGGATACACCGTATCCTGGGGTGCTTCTCCGAATGGGTACAGTCGCACCGGGGCGGCGCCCAGCAGGGCGGTCACCGCCGGATCGGCGGCGCACACGGTAAAGATGGGGGGGAACATTAATCAAACTCCACAGTTACCCGACCTCTCCGCCGCTTAGTCACGACGCCGTTACGATGGCGATTTAATCGCGGTGAACCAGTGCGCGGATCGGCAGCTATATACTCGATAACACCACGTCTGGTGTCCGCCATCACGACTCGACGCGCCAGCCGTCCATTAACAAAAACGCGCGCGGGCTTTCCGATAGCTGATGTATTCTCAGTGGTGTAAATCATGACGATCCCCTTGATGCCCGGCGGATGGCCCGCGCCAGCGCCTTGTCGTATTGGGTCATAAACTCGCCGATAGCCTCGCTGATGTTGTCGGCCAGGGCAGAGCGCATAAAGGGTTGCGCCGGCATGCGCTCGGTGCCGAACTCGAGCATGCGCCAGTGCTGGGTTGCGCCACCCGGCAGCCCCGTGGTTTTTTCGGCGTTGCGCGGGTTGGCGGTACCCATCACCCCCACCCGAAACATCAGATCGCTGGTGCGTTGAAAACGCCGGCGGCTGAAGCGGGTAACGATGTTGTCGGCGATGCGTTCGGGCGACTTGGGATCGTCCACCCGTTCGGCGCCGGCCTTGGCCTTGTCGCGGATGACCTCGGCGGCCTTGCGCAAGGCAAAGCGACCACCCTTGTAGCGCACGTCGTCGCTCACTTCCTTCAGCTTGGCTTCCAGCTCTGCCAGCCCTATCAGGCTGAACTGCAGGTCATCCGCCATCATTCACCCCCATGGACACGGGCAGGGTCAGGTAGTGCCGGCCGGATTCAGGATCCGGCAGCGGGCCATGGATGTTGTACACCTGGCCCCGATGCAGGATGCGCATGGTGGCATCAATCCCCGGGCGGTAACGGATGGTCACCCGGGCGGTGATCTCCGACTGGCCGGCCTGGGCGGCGATAAACTCCCTGGCACTGAGCGGCTCGACCGACGCCCACAGGGTGGCCACGTTCTGCCAGCCCGGCAGCATTTCGCCGGTTTGCGGATCCTGGCTGTGGCCGGGCTGCTGCAGGGTGACCCGGTGGCGGAGTTTGCCTGCTCTCATGGTGGCCTCAGAAGTGGTAATGACGGTACGGGATGATCAGCGCATCCACCGCCAGCGGCAGGTCGGTAGCAGTGGCACCAATCACCGCGGCTTCGCGGTTTTCGTACCAGTGACCAATCAGCAGCAACATGGCTGTGGTGACGGCATCATCCAGCAGCAGGTAATGCTCGTCGGCGACATTGCCCTCACCGTCCTTCGGCACTTCCGCCAGGGTGGCGTACAGGGTGCGGCCGGTGTGGGTTTCCACCAGCCGGCGGGCGGCGTTGGCGTAGGTGTCGAGCAGGGCGTCATCGTCGATGAAGTCCGGCTCAATGCGGCAGTGAACCTTGATAATGTCCAGTTCCAGCATGTTCACCTCAAATAGAGGGGCCGCGTTAGCGGCCCGGGTGACTTAAACCGGCTTGCCCACCAGCGCCTTGATGGCGGCGGTGTCCTGCAGCAGGCAGTCGAAGCGGTGGAACGCCAGGAAGCCGGTCTGGTCGTATTCGGCGTAACGCTCCACCAGGCGCTTGAGCACCATGTAACGCACCCGGCGCACAATGAACTGCTTAAAGTCGCCGGCGTACATGAACTTGGCACTGGCGGCAATGTCGGCGATGGCCTGGTCGATGGTGTACTGCTGGCCCAGTACGGTGGCCGGGGCGGCACCGGTGACGGCGGGCAACCACAGCGGGCGGCCCTGGTTATCCTCCATTTCGGTCAGCGCCAGCAGGGTGGCATCGTTAAATGCCAGGCGGAAGCCGGGGGCGCGGCGGTAGGCCGGGTCGATGCTGTGGATCAGCTTGGCCACTTCCTTCCAGGTGAAGGCGGTAGCGGAGGCGGTGTTGGTAGCGCCGGTAACCGAGGCCTCCAGACCTTTGGGCTGCAGCGGGGTGCCGGCACCGGTGCCTTGCACCAGCAGGCGAGCTTCGGCGCGGCCAATGCGCGAGCCGATGCGACCGGCAAGGAAGGCGGCCACATCAATGCCGGAGTCGTTCAGCAGCTCGTTGGACACGCGGATCACCTTGGAGGTGAGCTTTTTCGCGCCCAGGTTGGTCATACCGAATTCCACGTCCTGTTCACCGGCGGCCACGTTCTCGCCGATCAGTGCGCCTTCTTCGGCGGTGCCGTCGGAGGTGGGCCACTCGATGGTGTTGCCCTTATCGGTGCTCAGGATGTTGGCGATGCCGGCAATGCCGCCGTAGTCCTTCATGCTCTCGTACACCATGTTGAGCATGTCGGTGGGCACGGTGTAGCCACCCTTTTCGTCCGGGGCGGTGCCCTGGGCACGCATCTCTCGCAGCAACTGGCGCTGCTCGGCGCTCATGTCGGCCAGGCCATGGCGCAGGAAGGCGTTAAATACGCCGGCGCGTTGGTCGTTGGTGATCTCGCCGCCGCGCTCTTCCTCGCCGGCCTTGCTGCGCAGCTCGTCGCCCTGCTCTTCCACAAAGCGCTGGTCCGCACTGCGCAGCTCTTCTTCGCGCTCGATCTTGTCTTTCAGGCCATCGAGCTCGTGCTTCATGGCTTTCCACTGGGTGCGCTGCTCGTCGGTCCAGGCGTTGTCGCCGATCTGTTCGTTCAGCGCCCGCATGTCCTTGGCGATGTTGGTGTACTTCTGCTTCAGTTCGTGAAGTTTCATGGGGCCCTCCGGGGCTTATGCATGGATCATTTCTAAAAAACGCTCGCGGGCGCGGCGTTCGTTAATGGCTCGCTGGGCCAGGCCTTGCAGCTCGGAACAGCGGGCTTCGTAAGAGCGCTTGGCAGCACTCGCATCCGGGTAAGCCGGATAGGTCACGGGAGACACATCCAGCAGCCGGCTGAATTTGTGAATGGTGCGCACGATCAGGCCGTTGTCGTCTTCGCGCCATTCGTCGCCGTCCGGCGCCACGCGAAAGGCAAAGCTGCTGCCGGTGATGTCTCCCCGGGCCAGCGGCGCCAGCACCAGGTCACGTACGGTCTGGGTGTCGGGCGGGTCGATTTCGTAGCGCAGGCCATCGGCATCCACCGACAGCGCCAGGGTGCCGGAGCGGGTGCGCCCCAGCACAAAGTTGGGATCGTGGTTAAACAGCCCGCGCACGTCGTCGCCCAGCACGTCGTCAAAGGCGCCCGGGGCAATCTCTTCCACAAACAGGCCGGCGATCAGGTCGCTGCGCTTGTTGAACATGGCCCCGTGGCCAACGATACGCGCGGGCTGACCCTCGTCACCTGCCACGGCCCGCACTTCGCAGAGCAGGCCGCGTTTTTCAATGTCAATCATGGGGTCACCTCTTCGGGGTTGTCCGGGTTATTAGGGTCGGGCTGGCTCAGCTCGCTGAGGGTGCGAGCGTTGACGCTCACCAGCATTTCGCTCAGGCCGTCGCGGGGGTTCATGTCCTCCAATGCGCGCACTTCGTTGCGATCCATCCAGCCGTCGGTGATGGCGTAGTGATAGAACTCGGCGCGCTCCTTGGCGGTGCCGCGCAGCAGTCCGGCCAGGTTGAACTTGACGTAGTAGCCCGCCGCCCGCTCGGCCCGGGTGAAGATGCGCCGATTCAGCTCCTGCTCCCAGTTCACTACCCAGGGCATCATGGTGTGGCGAACAAACTGAATGGCCTGCTCGCTGATGTTGGAGAAGGTGGCCTTGTCCAGGTCGTTGATCATGTGCGCCGGCACGTTGAAGATGCCGGCAATTTCGCTGCGGTTGAGCTTGCGGGTTTCCAGAAACTGGGCGTCTTCCGGCGGCACGGTAATGGACTTGTAATCCAGATCCGCCGGCAGCATCAGGGTTTTGTTTTCGCTGGCCTTGAGCCGGCCGACGGCGCTGTTCCAGGCGGTTTTCAGTCGCTCCCAGCTGGCCTTTTCCAGCTGGTTTTTTACGGTGACCAGACCGGTGGGCCGGCCGCCGCCGGTGAAAAACTCCTTGCCGTAGCGCTGGGCGGCCAGGCCCAGGCCGATGGTTTCGGCATGCTGGCGAATGGGGCTGATGCCGGTGCGACCGTCACTGCCCAGGGCGCGCACGTGGATCATGTCGTCCAGTGCTACCGCCCGGGGCTGGCCGGTGTCGTCGAGGGTGGCATACACCCAGCGGTTGCCGTTTTGCACCAGCTGGCTGCTCCAGGGCTTGTGACTGACCAGCTCCCGCAGCTCGCCGCGGGGGCTGCGCACCACTTCGGTGTAGCCGTTGCCCCAGCCCAGCACCTGCCCCTGCAGGGTCTCCCGCCATTTGTAGCTGGTCTGCCAGGGGTTGGGCTCGTCGTGCAGCAGCCAATAGGCCGGGTGGTCTTTGGCGGCCTCGATGTTGTTGCCCTGCCGGCGCATGACGTGCAGCGGCAGCTGGGCCAGCGAGGACGACAGCACATAGATGCAGGAGTACACGGCGCTGAGGGTGAGCGCGCTTTGCTGGCTGACGTTAATGGCCTCAGCCGGTTCCAGGTAATCCTGCAGGTTCTGACCGGTGAGCGGGGTGTCCGGGTTTTCGATGGAGCGCTGCCCGAGCAGCTGATCCAGAATCATGGCCGCCTCCTTGTGGCCGAAGCCAGCGCCAGCAGCAACAGCAGGATGCCGCCACTCATCAGGGCGATATCCAGCCCGTAGCGCAGATACACCCCGGCCATCAGGCTGCCGAAGCCGGCCAGCCCCAGTACATCGATGATGATTTTTCGCATGTTACATAACCAGAATGTCGTCGTCGGAAAGGGTGTCGAGGATGCTGCCGGCGGCCTGGGCGGCCACCATGGCGCGGCCAATGGCCATAATCAGCGCCACTGCCCCGTCGATTTTGTTGTGATCGCCCTGCTTGATGGGCCGTACCACGTCGTCGTTGCCCGGCAGGTGCTTGCCCACCACGTTGCCCACGCACCAGGTCATGATCGGGTTGCCGTCGTGATGGAAGCGGCCGGAGATAATCGCCGCCTCCAGCTCCTTCATCGGGTCGCTCATGTTGGTGTAGTTCTGCACGATGGTGATGGGGTTCAGGCCCTCGTCCGCCAGCTGGTGCGACAGGTTGGCCGCGCCGTGGGGGTCGATGGGCGACTCGGTGGCCGGCGTTTCCAGGTTGGCCTCCTTGGCGCATTCCAGGATTTCCCGGTAATCCACTTCGCTGCCGTCGGTGGCGTCGAGCACACCGGCGTTAATCCAGCCCTGATAGCGGTCGGTAATGCGCCGGTCGTCGCCGTCGAAGGCGGTATCTTCCGGCACCCAGAACCGGGGGCTGACGCTGTAGTAATGAACCTTGTCGTCGATCACCCGGGTGAACAACCGGGCCATGCTGTTCATGTCCAGCTTGCGGGCCAGGTCGAACGCCAGCACGCACTCTTCGCCGCGGAACGGCTCGATGCTCAGTGTCTTGTCTTCGCACCCCTTCCAGGCCTCCATGTTGAAGAAGCCTTCTTTCGAAGTGACCCAGACGTTGAGGTGCTTGGTCTTGAACTTGTTGGCGGTGCGTGCCCGGGCAATGGCTTTGAGCTGCTGGCTGCGCAGGTAGTCGGCCTTGACCGATACCCCAATGTTGGGGTTGGCCTTGGCCAGCACGGCTTCGTCGGTCCAGTCGTCGTCCTTGTCCAGGGTATAGACGATGCCGAACAGCTCGTCGTCGGCCTGGTCCCGGGAGATGCCTTCCAGCATTTCTTCCACTCGCTCGCGCATGGCGTAGCAGGGGCCGCCGATGTCGTAACCGGCGGTGGTGATGACCCACATCATCGGCTGGGAGCGAGCCCCCATACCGGTGATCATGGTGTCGTACAGCCGGGAGTCCGGGTGTTCGTGGTATTCGTCCACGATGGCAAAGGACGGGCTGGATCCGTCTCCGGGGTCGCCGATCACCGGCTCGAACACGCTGCCGTCGGTGCGCTCGAGCTTTTTCGCCCAGGTGATGACACCGAACTTCTTGCGCAGGGTGGGCAGCTTCTGCGCCATCTTCATCGCCGGCCGGAAGACTTCCCAGGCCTGCTTTTCACTGGTGGCGCCACAGTACACTTCGGCGCCGTATTCGTTGTCGGCGCAGAAGGCATAGAGCCCGGCACCGGCGGCGATCAGGCTTTTTCCGTTCTTCCTTGGCACCTCGACATAGACTTCGCGGAAGCGCCGGGTCTTGTCGGCCTTGCGTACCCAGCCGAAGGCGGTGGAGAAGATGAATTGTTGCCAGGGCTCCAGCTTCACGCGCTCGTTCTTGCGTGCCCACTCGCCCTTGGTATGCGGCATCAGGCTGATGAACTTGCACACCCGCTCGGCCAGGTCCCGGTCGAAGCGGTACGGGTAGCTCTTGGCCTTGGCCGCGGTTAAATCGTTGAGGTGCCGGGCACAGGCCGCCTTGACCAGGGAGCAGGCCGGGATCCGCCCGCCGACCACGTCCCGCGCGTATTTCTGCGCTGCGTTAACGTGTGGATATGCGGCCATAGGCTAGAACTCGTCAAATTCGGTGCCGCCCTCGTCGTTGCCGTTATTTCCGGCGCCCAGCATCCGGATCCGCGTGAGCGGGTCCAGCCCCAGGAGCGAGCCGGTTCGGGTAAGTTGCGATATGCAGTCGTTGCGCACCCCAACATAGGGAGACTTCTTCCAGCTGCCGTCGGCGGTGGGAATGGCCATGCCGCCATCGTCCGCTTTGGAGTCCATGATTTTTTTCTCGGCTTCCAGCATCAGCGCGAAGCTGTTGCAGTAGGCCACCAGCAGCGGGGCATCCTCCAGCTCGAAGGTGCCGCGCTCGATCAGGATCTTTGATTGGGTTTTCCAAATCCGGATGGCGGTGCCGTTCACCAACTCATCCGGCGGTGCAATGCGGGTCAGGGTGCTCTTGTGCTGCAGGGACGTCTTCGATTTCCTGCCCCCGCCGGAGGCCCGCACCGGTGCAGAATTGTTCAAATCGCCCTCCAGATTTTTTTTCGTTATTTCTCACGCGTAAAAAAAGACTTGAGGGCGCGGTGTCCGAGTTTGAGGGTGGTAGGGATTTACCCACCCCCTCCCCGCGCCACAGTCTGAAATGAGCTATTCAGCGGTATTGCTTGGGGCTTGTTGGCTTTGGCCCGAACGCCCCCTTGGGTCTGGTTAACGCGTCCTCCAGTGGCCAGCTATCGAGCCTTGAGCGCATGGCGGCTCTTGATATACCGAGTCGCTTGGCCCACTCACTGATATGCAATCGTTCGCCATTGAAATCAATCATGATTCCGCGCTCTTGATGGGTGCGCTTCATCTTTTTGTTACCTCTTTGCATGTTGCATTGAGGGCAGCTGGCCACAAGATTACTCAGCCTGTTGTCAGTAACCACGGCATTAACATGATCTACATGCATGTCATCCCAAGTCACACACACGCCACACCAATGACAAGAGAACGGGCCTTCTCCGTGCGCGGTGTGAAATACTTTACGATGCTGGTAAACCCTCGAATGACCACGGCTTAGACGGTGGTCAGGATCATAATCAAGCAGGTAGCCACCCGTATGGGTAAGGCTTCCTGTTTTCACCACGTCCTTTTTACTAAGCTCGCCATTCCTGCGAAGTCTTATGTAATGCTTCTCGCACAGTCCAGCCCCAACCCTATTAGCTTTTAGATTGCAGCCTGGTGCAGAGCAGTCCTTGTAATTAGCGGCCTTTGCTTCCTTTAATCTTTCGTTGGCTTTATTGCCGCATCCCGGCGAACAATACTTCCTGTCTGCGCCGCGAGATATTAGGTAGCTGAATTGATTACCACATTCAGCACAGGTACGATGTCGGGTAGTCATAACCATGATCCTCTCTTGATCGGGTTGTGGTCAGAAGCCCGGCAGTGTTACCAGCACGCCGGGCTTCGTCGTTATGTTTTCTTTTGTCGGGCAGCCAATGACTCCTTGGCAGTTTTCCGCTTGTGACAATCAGTATTAATCGCCTGCAAATTGCCCGGGGAATCGGTGCCGCCTTCCGCCTTGGGTACGATGTGATCCACTTCCGTGGCTGGCCGGGCTCTCCCCTCTTTTCTGCATTCACCGCATTGGCACAGGTGTTTGTCTCGTGCCAGCACCTGCTCTCGCAGTCGCCGCCAGGGTCTGCCGCCGCGGCCTTGCCCTGCATTGCCCCGAGTCCAGGGCTGGTGCAGGTGTTCGTGCTGCTCGCAGTAGCCATGCCGCACCGTGCTCTTGCCGGCACACCCTGGCGCCCGGCAGGGCCTGGGGATCCTCACAGGCATGGCGAGCCGTCCAGGTAAGTGGCCTGGGGCCGGTCGAGGTCGTCACCCTCGTCAATGTCGGCCAGGGCGGCAATCAGTTGCTGGTTGCTGTCGGCCAGTCGGCCTATCGCCTCGGCCTGATCCGCTATCACGGCGGTCTGTGCCTGCATGGCCTCAATCAGTTCAATCAGCAGTGCGTTGGTGTCCATCTGCTTCTCCTTGGGTAAGCCGGGCCAGTATGGCCTGACAAGCCTGCAGCTTGGCGGTGTCGCTGGTCAGTCCAGCTCGGAGACGGTGATAAGCGCGTCCAGCAGCTGCACTGAGTTCGACGGCGGCTCCATCACCCACGCCGGCACTGTCGGTGGTGCCGGGCATTGCAGGGCAGGAAGCGGGCCGCTTGGCGAGGATGCGCAGCCGCTTAGCGCCAGCATCCACAGCATCGCGCAGCTCAATGTTATGGGCTTGGGCATCTTGCAGCTCCTGAGTGTATTGGGCATCGAGAGCAGCCAGTTGAGCCTGCAGGCTCTCGGCCTTGCGGGTGGCCTGCTCCAGGGTGGCAGCATTGGCTTCTACCATGGCATGCAGCCGCTCGGCATGGCTCTGTCGAACGTTGGCCAGCTCTGCACTCATGCGGTAATGCTCAACGCCCCAGGCAAGCAGGGCGGCCAGTGCCGCCGGGGCCACATAGGGCAGCGCCTTCATCATCCGCGGTATCCTCGAGGCAGCTGGAAGTGAGGCCCGTCCGGAAAGCTGCGCCAGTCGCCGCCCCACTCAATGGGTATACCCAGCTCGGCAGCGGCCAGCTTCATGGCCTCGGCAATTTTGTGGTAGAGCGGCCAGTCCCAGCGCACCCCGCCCACCCATGCGGCCAGGTCCACCGCATGGGCATAACCGTCCGCCTGGGGCAGGTGCAGGCTGTTCATGGTCTGGCTGGCCCCGCGCGACACCAGTTCTCGCTGGCGTTCTGGGGTTCGCACTCCCTCGGTCACCATAAAGTCAACGCTGGTCAGCGCCAGCGCCTTGCGCACTACGGCAACCAGATCCGGGTGAACACCCTGCAGGTTCTGCTCGCTGCGTTGGCTGAATTGAAACATCACTCCTCCACCTTCTTGCCGATCCAGCGCATGGCGAAGTCGCGCACCGCCTCGGTGCCAATAAAGCCGACCATTCCGCCCACGAATGCCGCGGCGCTAATGGGCAAGCCAATCAACTCCAGGCCGCTGGTCAGGGTTAAACTCAGAAGGCCGCACAGCGCACCCTCCAGCGACATCTGTCGGGCCGTGCCACCGCCGTAGATCACCCGCACGATGGCCACCGCCACCGCCAGCATGGCGCCGTAGATGGTCGGAGAGTGATGGGCGAGCCAGGCCGCCAGCATCGCCCACAGGTTCGGGTCTTTTTCCGGCACAGGCATATCCGTACCCCGCTCGGGGAAATGAAAAAGCCCGCGCAATGGCGGGCCTGAAAAAGGAAAGCCCCGGCGAATGCCAGGGCTTGATAATGATTTGGTGCGCTTCGGACGCAATTGTCGAGCGTACCTGTACGAGCCTATCACCTGGACGGCCATACAGCAAGGTCATTTATACAGCATGTATAAATTTACAGCACATTCACAGCAAACATCCTTGCCGCCACCCACATCTCCCCGCGTTCAATGTCCCGCGCCAGCCGCTCCCGGTGAACCTTGGTTACCCGCGACAAGTGGCGCACCGAGGCCGAGCACACGTAGTGCTGAAACATCAGCTCCCGCAGCTCTTCATCAAACTGCCCCAGCTCCGCCACGGCCCGATCCACGGCCAGGGCGATGTCGTCGTTCCACTCGCCCCGGTAGGTACGGCTTTCCCACTCCACGGCGTCCATCATGCCCATGGCCACGGGGGCGTATTCGGTACCCAGGCGGCAGCGGGCCCAGATGCCCCAGTTCTCCAGCAGTTGCTTCACCTGTTTCATGCGCCCCCCCTTATTCTTCGTATGAAATCGCCACCAGCAGGCGGCCCGGCTTGCTCACGGCGCCGCGCTCTACCAGTAGCCGGTCTATCTGGCTGTCGTCCTGCCAAACCCCGGCGTGGGTCAGTGCGTCCAGGGTGGCCTTGAGGATGTTGTCCAGGTCACGGCCGCGGCGATCCGGCGCCTGCGCCACCACATCCACCCGGATCCGGCCGGCCAGTTGCCGGTTGGCCCGCGCCAGCAGCACCAGCTTTGCTACCTGGGCACGATAGGCCCGCCCTTCCTGGCTCAGCAGAGTACGGGGTTTGCCGCCCACGGCCACGTTGCGCCAGATCCGGTTAGTGGACGGCGGCCACGGCAATTCCAGTGAAATCATCCAAACACCCCCAGGCCGGCGGCCTTGTTGATGGTGGCCAGCACATGCTCCAGCTGGGAGCCGTGTTCCCGCTCCCACTGCTGCCAGCCCTGGTTATGCAGGCGCATATGCTCCCGGTGGCACAGCGGAAAGGCCAGCAGGTCGTGCACCTTCAGCGCCATGCCGGAATGGCCGTGGCCGATCAGGTGGTGGGCCTCCACCGCCTCGGTGGTGCCGGTGGCCACGCAAGGCTGGGAACGCACGAACTTGAGATAGGCCTCGCTTTGCCAGCGGGTCAGCTTGGGGCGCAGCATGTGCATGGCCGCCGGCTCCGGATCCACCTCAAACCGGATGGGCTTAACCATTTCGCCGAGGTCAGCAATATGGTCCCGGGCGTCGTAGCGGGCGTCGGTGTCGCGCCAGCCGTAGGCCGTATGCCGGTCGGGCGACGCACATTGTCGCCCCAGTGCGCTACGGGCCAGCGCCTCGGGCAGTTGCTCATGCACACCATGGGCCGCCGCCCACCAGGCCAGCTCCGCCGCGGATACCTCAGTCACTCTGCCCCGCCCCACAAACTCCGCCACCCGGCCCAGGCCAAACGCCAGCACCTTGCGCTCCATCACCCGGGCCACCGCCGGCAGCGGATCCGCCCGGTGGGCATTGTCGTGATGCCAGCACAGCGGCACCGGCCAGGGCCCGGCACTCCAGGTCATGCCACCAATGCAATCATCGCCATGCAGCACACACCGATCCGCCCGCCCCTGCCACTGCGCGAAACGCTCCGCCCCGCCCAGGGCCAGCGCCACCGGCTCCTGCAGGAAGAACTCTAGCGCCAGCCCGGCACTCAGCCGCGGCTTGGCCGGCTCAGTCCGATCCACCAGCCCGGGGCCGGATACCGCCAGCTCGTCCGGGGCCGGAGACAAAAGCACTGGTGATTTATCCAGTACCGAGCGAAACGCCGCCAGCGCCTGCTGCCCCGGGTTGAACATCAGCAGCCCCAGCTCCTCCGAAAACACCGGATTGGCGATCAGCGCCTTACTCATGACCACCCGCCTTGGCCGCCCGGGCCTCCAGCACAATGCGCAATGCCTCATGGCTCACCGAGCCCCGCAGCTCCTTGCTTTCGTCCGCCTCAGCCCGTGCCACCAGGGCGCTGATGCTGCCAATGGTCCCCGCCTCATAATGCTTGCGCAGCAACCGCGCTCTCTCCTTGCTCTGCCGGGCCGCCAGCTGCTCCGGCGACTGCCGCGCAAAGCTCGCCTGCTTGGCCTTGTGTTTCTTCCAGTTCGCCCTGGTTGTGCTCATGCTTGTTCTGCCTTCTGCCGGTAGTGGTTCAGCCAGTACCTGGCCCGCTCCCGCTGTTGTTCTGTCATCTCGCCCAGTTCCGCTTCAATCCGCCGCCGGCTGGTTTGCGCCTGGCGCACCTGGTGGATCCGCAGTGCCGCCCATTTCTGCAAGGCCTGGTCGTCTGCCTGCGCCCTGGTCTGCTCCGGATAGGCCACGTTGCCGCAGGGCTCCGTCACAGCCCGTCAACCTCGGTGCCGTAACGCTGGGACAACCAACCCACCCCCTTGGGCGTCACCTTGGTCTGCATCCAGCTGTGGCCATTGGCCTCGCCGGTCTTCAGCCGGAACAGGCCCCGATCAATCAACTCCTGCCTGGGCACCAGGGCGCCACCGGAGCGATACAGGATGCCGTCGGATTCCAGCAACCGGCTGAACTTGATGGGGCCGCAGTTCAGCATCTTGGCCACGTTGCTGATGTTCTGCAGGCCGGAGGCATCCACGTACCGATCCACAAATTCCACCTTGGGCGCCGCTTGCGCCAGCTGAGCCTGCTGCTGCTCCAGTCGTTCGGCCTGCTCGGCGGCCAGGCGCAGGGCCTCGGCGAAGGTGGCCGGCAGCTTCGGACCCTCGGCGGCATGCCGCTCCAGCTCCTGCCAGCGATCAACAATGGCCGCCCGGTACCGAATGCTGTAACCCGCCACCAGAATGTCGCACTCACGGCGAGGCAGATTGAAGCACTCGTACTGCTGGCCATTGTCGGCCTGATACACTCCCCAAAATTGGGGAGTGGGCAAATCCAGCTCCGCCAGCATCTTGCGAATGTCACGCATCACATGGTCGTGGCGCTTTTCCACCAGTTCTGCAATCTCCCGGCTGCTCATCGTCAGCCCGCCATTCGGCCTGTTCATCAGGTTGCTCATGCCGCCGTCCCCCTCTCGCCAAAAATCACCATCCGCACCAGCTGGCGGTGCCGCTCCGAATCCACCACCCGGTAAACCCCTTCACCCAGCGCCACCATCTTGCCACTGTGCACCAACTGCGCTACCGCACTGGCGCAGGTAGTACTGGGCACCCCCAGCAACTGCCTCAGCTCCTTCAGCGTGACTCGCTGCCGATCCCGGGCATAGGCCATAATCCGCTCACGGTTACTTGCCATCGTCGTCACCTCCCATCCAGTGGCCCGTGCTGCTGAACAGCGCCAGCCCCAGGTAAACCGCCACCAGCGCCAGCAGCAGGGCGCCAACCATCCATTCGGCCATCATGCTCTCCCCCTCATCATCGCCTTCAGGCCCGCCAGGTGCTTCAACCCGGTTTCCCGGTAATACTCCGGCGGGTGCTGGATCTGCTCCCGGGTGGGCAGCGCCTTGCGGATCTCCGCTTGCAGGTCTTCCCCGTTCATCACCCGGCGAACCTGAATGTCGTAGGCCCGGGCAAACACCGGCTGGTACTCACTGGCGGTCAGGGTCTGCGACTCAAAGCGGGTAGCCTTCCAGGCCAGCTCCACCGCCGGATGGGTAAAGCGCTGCCGGGCCACCTCGGCCATGGCCACCTCAATGGCGGGCAGGCCCAGGCTCTCGGGGGTAAGCTCGCACCACTTGATGAACATGCCCGGGCTGGGGAAGAACGGCATGTCCTGCGCCCTGGCCTGCTGCATACCCCGGGCCAGCTGCTCCCGGCTGGTGCAGTTCGCGTCCACCAGGGCACGGGTCCACTCCATGCCGGCACGCTTCTCGGCCTCGGCGGTCGGGAACGAGCGCTTCCAGGCCGGGAACACGATTTTCAGTTGCTCCAGCAGGCGGCCCACCACCTTGGCGTCGGTGTCGCTGATCGGCACCGGGCCCTGATGTGCATGGGCGTTGTCGGCGGCGGTGGTCAGGCTCTGGCGGCTGGCCAGCTCGGTAATGCTCATGGGTTGGCTATGGCGCATGTCAGTACCCCCAGTCGTCGTGGATCCAGCTGGTGTCGTCCGGGTCAACCATGCCGCCACTGGCAGCGGTGGCCGGGCCCTTCACCATGCGGGCGGTGAGCGTGTCCCAGTGCTTGCGCAGCTTGGCCGGGCTCAGCACGTTGGAGCACCAGAAGGCGTCTTTGCTGGCCCAGTCGAACAGCATGCAGATCTCCCGGTGGCTGCGGCCGTCCAGTTGGCGCATCAGCCGCACGGTGTTGGCCCACTCCGGCCAGTTCGGGGTTTTCTGGGTGGGGTTGTTCAGCAGCACCCGCTGGTAAATCCACTGGGCGGCGGTCAGGTCGTCGGCACTGCCCCAGCTCTTGCCGTTGGGGGTTTGAATGGCCGCATCGGCAATCACCCGTTCGGCCACCGGGTCTTGGGGAGCGACAGCGAGCCGAGACGAAGAGGGGGTATTGTCTTTTGTCTTTTGAATAGTGTCTTTTGTGTGTCCCTGTTTCGGGGAATGTCCGTTCCCTGTTTCGGGGAAACTTTTATTCCCCGTTTCGGGGAAACTTTCCCTGTTTTGGGGAATGTTTTGTTTCCACTCAGAAAGGCGTCGGTTGGGGCCAATTTTCCGGCCTTCCAGGGCAATCAGGCCACGGTCGATCAGCTCGTTCTTGGCCGTGCACACCCGCGTTTGCGGCAGCCCGGTCATCTCGGCTATCTGGGTGTTGGTAATGCGGTCGAAGCTCTTGTTAAAGCCGTAGGTCTTGCGCACCAGCGCCAGCATCACCTTGTATTGATGCTTGCTCAGGTCGGCCTCTATCAGGGCGTCCAGCAGCTCGTTCGCCAGCCGGGTATACCCATCGTCCACGTCTGCCACTCTGTGCCCCCGTTCCTCTTTCGAGGGCGCAACCGCTTCACCGCCCCACTGGTGCAGGGCTATCACGTTACTCATATGCGCTCCCCTCAAACAGCCGCTTGCAATGCCCGCTTACGCTGGGCGAAAATGGCCACCAGCTCCACAAAGCTGATGTACCGACCCTGATGCAGCCAGCGCGGTTCTTGAGTTCTGGTTGTTTCTTGATTAAAGTTGTTCATATCAATCGCTCCGATTGGTTATTGATTAAGCCCGCCATGCCTGCAAAGCTGCGGGCTTTTTCTTGCCTGAAATTCGGTTATGCCTGAATGCGCCGGGCCGCCAGCTCCCGCACACTGGCCGCCACGTCGGCTTCCAGGTTCAGCAGCTCGCGCACCGCCTGCTGCACGGCACTGGTAATGGTCTGGTGCTCCTGCGGGTCGATCACCCCGTCTTTACGCGCCTCGCGCATTTCGAAAAACACCGCGCCCATCACCTCGTTCACCAGCATCACCTGGTCGGCCAGCTCTTCGTCGGTGCTCTCGCCGGAGGGCACCGCCACCAGCGCCTTGCCCCGGCTGTGGGCCCAGGCTTCCAGAATGGTGTCGTCGTCGGCCAGCTCGGTAATGGCCACGGCTTCTGCCAGGGTCAGGTGGTGGCTGTCGCAGTCCGGGTTCAGCTTGTTGCTGAGAATGTTGCCGCTCTTGCCCAGCAACCGCGCCAGCTCGCTGATGTTGTGCTGCTGGCCCAGCAGGTAGGCGGCGGCCAGCGGATCGTTGTGTGAAACCCGTTTGGGGCTTCTCGTGTTTTTCTTGCGTGTCGCTGTCATCATGGTCTCAGTTGAATTTTTGAGGGTTTGAAATTGGCGGTTGAGGCTATTGCTCTTTGGGTGGATTTGAGCCGCCAACAACCTGCTCATAAAGAAGTTCTATGCGACGCCCTACCGTGTAACGGATATCCACACCGTGCAGCGCGCGGTGGATAGTCGGCTGGGTTGTGCCAACCGCTTCGGCAAGCGCTTTTTGCGTCATACCGGAATCGAGAAGGGCCTGAATCATGGCTTTGATTTCCATGTGCTCACCAATACTTAAAGGTATTGGATGATAATACGCAAAAGGATAGATTGGCGCAATACAATCACAATACGTTTCCGTATAACTGGGGCCAAAATGACACTTGGGGACCGAATAAGAAAACTGATGGTTGAGCTCGACTGGTCAGAAGGCGAGCTGGCTAGGCGTTCCGGAGTGAATCAGCCAACGATCCACAGGATTATTGCTGGCACCAGTCGTGAGCCGAGGCAGTCCAACCTGGACAAAATCGCCAAAGCCCTTGGCACTACATCGGATCATTTACGCCATGGCGGCAAGGTCACCCGTAGCAACATCGCCACCGGGCCCGAGATTAAAGGCAAGTTCCCGCTGATCAGCTGGGTGGCCGCGGGCGCCTGGCACGACATTACCGAAATCCACCCGTCCGAGGCCCCGCTCTACCCCTGTCCGGTAAAGTGCAGCGAACACACCTTTGTGCTGCGAGTGCAGGGCATCAGCATGGAGCCCCTGTTCCGCGACGGCGACCTGATCTTTATCGACCCCGAAGCCGAGTGGCGCCATGGATCCTACGTGGTGGCCCGGCTGGACGACCAGAACGAGGCCACCTTCAAGCAGCTGATCATCGAGAGCGGCCAGAAGTACCTCAAGCCACTGAACAAGGACTGGCCCGAGAAGATCATCCCCATCAACGGCAACTGCACCGTCGTCGGCCCAGTGGTGTTCTCTGGGCGCGCCTTTTGACCCCGATATATATTGCTAAGCTGTTGCTTTAGGAGAGATTTATGCAAGTAGCTATTTTAATCGTATTGATCTTGATAGCGGTGCTTATTGCCCCGTGGCTTATCGGTGTTGCGATTGCTGCCGCAGCGGCTTACGGCATTTACCTCACTGCCGCCGCGGCACTTACAGGAGTGGCGTTTGTTGTTGCGGTGATCTGGGTGCTGGCGACCAGCAGAGGCCGCAGAGACAAGCCGGAAGAAATCCATGGCGAAAGAAAAGCGTGCAAGCATTGCCAAGTTGAAATGCCTGCATCTGCCATTCAGTGTAAAAATTGTGGCCAGGTAAACGCATAGCGCAAGGTGCAATACAGCATCGAACAGCCCGCTTCGCGCGGGCTTTTTGACGGCCTAGAGCAAACCGGAGTCCTTCAGATACGCCACCCAGATTTCTTCATCCAGGATCTGCAGTTGGGTTTTGTCCTGGTCACGATACTCCAGCGCCTTTTCGATCTTCCGGCCATGGTTCGAGAACCGCCAGTCGCGGGATGACAAGGTGCCGATCACCAAGTAATCCAGGTTCTTGACCACGTTGTCCCTCGGAGTCGCGCCTACCCGCTCTGCCCACTCGTGGCATTGCCGCCGAGACCCAGAGAGAAACTTGCCGGTAAAACAAATGCTGGTGCCGTCAAACGCCAACGACGGTTCTTCGTCTACCGGTAGCCGGGTAGCCAGGCCGTCTGCCGCCCCTTCGTCCAGTGGGTTACCGATGTAAAGCTCGATCGCCTCTCCCAGCGCCAGCCGCTCGTCTTCGGTGATCTGGCCATCGGCCAGCACCTTCTGCACCAGGGCATACAGCTCCTTGCCGGGAAAGTTCTTCTTCAAGAGGGCGTTTTGCCCCAGCCACCAGTCCAGATAGCGGATTTCCCGATCGTTAAGCTGACGATTGGCCATCACCCCCTTGCACAGCCCTTCCAGCAACAGTTTGTCGGACTCCTCCGAATAAAAGTCCACGTTCGGCAACCCGATCAAAGACCGCAAGGCTTCGGGCAACACCTCCTTCAGATGCGCCAGCTCCTCGGCGCTGATCTCGCCATCGGCCAGCACCTCGTTCACCTGCCGGCGCAACTGCTCGAAAACCCAGTTGCCGTCCAGCCCTTGGGTATCTTTCAACCAGGTGTCGAGATAGAGCACCTCCTGTTCGTCGATGCGGCTGTCGGCCAGTATGCCGTCGAGAATGCCCACCAGGTTGTTGAGCTGCTTGTCGCGGTTGCGCAAATAGTTAATCGACCAGGCAGGCTGGCCATGTGCGTCGTATTGGGTCATCCGTGCTTTCCTTGTGACAGGGTTATCTATACCCGTTTGGGTAACCGCCAGTATAGCCAGCCACCCCGGCGCCCGGCCCCGATCCAGCTCAAACAAATCCCTTTCAGATTCACCATCCCAATACGCAAACCCAAAAATAATACTTTTACGCATTGACTCAGTTAATACCTTTGCGTATTGTTTCACCCAAGCCAGCACATAACGTGCAAGCGGTGTTCGACATGAACCACAGTGGTGCCATGCTTGCCTGGAAGTATTTTTCAAGCGAAGAGCCGCCCAGGCTGCTGCAGCACATCGAGGACCGCGACCTTTGGCGTTTCCAGCTGGACGGCACCCGCGAGATCCAGGCCGCGCTGTTCTCCTATGCCTACGACTTTGATCTGTGGGACAGGCTTATGGCCGCTGATGTGGATGAACTGTATTGCGATGGCGTGGCCATCACCCGCAAACACATGAAGGACATCCACGAACTGATCGCCGCAGCGGGCAGCCGGGCCACCATTGCCGGGCATAACGTGCCGGTGCTGAACGCCCCCTATTTCTACAGCTCCGAGGCCGGCCACATCATGGCCCAGGGCGAACCCTTCGCCGCCTGCTACTACGACACCGGCACCCACCGGGTATTCAGCCTGCGTTCCGCCGATGACGGTCTGGACGTTGCGGAGATAGCCGCCCAGTTCGGCGGCGGTGGCCACAAGCATGCTGCCGGCTTTCGTATCGAAATCGGTAAAGGCTACGTCTGGCCGGAGTGAATAAGAAAGGGGCACCTGCCCGGGCGCCCCTTAAACTGCTTGCTTTTCGAGCCCTGTTTGAAGCTCGTTTTGAATATAGTCAACAAATCCCAAAAGTAAAACAGGAGGCGTCATGGCCAGCCCTATCGTCACCGAGCAGCAACTGCATGAGCTCACCGGATACCGCCGCCGGGCCGAGTTAAAAGAATGCCTCGACCGGCACGGCATCTACTACATCGAGGGTGCCGGCGGGCAAATCCGCACCACCTGGGAGCACATTAACTGGCCCCTGCGCCAGCGGCAGGCAGCCAACAGCGACGGCTTTAACCTGGAAGCACTGTAATGGCAGGTAAAAGACAAAACGCCAAAGACAACTGGCTGCCGCCCCGGGTGTACCTCAAGGGGCCCAGCTATGTGTTCCGCCCCAAGAACGGCGGATCAATCAAGCTGTGCTCGGCAAAAGAGGCGCGATCAGTGGTGTGGGCGGAATACGAGCGACTGCAGGCCGAGGTGGGCAAAGGCAACATCAACCGGCTGGTCAGTCAGTTTTTCGAGAGCGCCGACTTTGCCGACTTGAGCAAGACCACTCAGGGTGACTACCGCAAATACTCCAAGCCCATCATCACGGTCTTTGGCGCCATGGATCCGGACGCGGTGAAGCCGCAGCACGTTCGCGCCTACATGGACAAGCGCGGCAAGGCATCGCGGATACAGGCCAACCGTGAAAAGGCTTTTTTCAGCCGGGTGTTTCGCTGGGCCTATGAGCGCGGCAAGGTAAAAAAGAATCCGTGCCAGGGCGTGCGGCAGTTCAAAGAGAGGGCGCGAGACAGGTATGTTACCGATCTGGAATACCAGGCTGTCTATGATGCAGCCCGGCCGGCGGTGCGCGTGGCCATGGAGCTCAGTTACCTGTGTGCGGCAAGGAAAGGAGACGTGTTGAAGCTACGCTGGAGCAGCGTGCTGGAAGAAGGGATTTTCATTCAACAGGGCAAAACCGGCGCCAAGCAGATCAAGGCGTGGTCGCCCCGGCTGAGGGCCATCATTGCCCAGGCAAAGGGGTTGAGCAAAAACGCCCTCGGCACCTATGTGGTGATCAAGCCCGATGGCGCGCCCTACACCGACAACGGCTTCAACTCAGCATGGCGTGAGGCCGTATTGTCAGCGCGGGAGAAAACGGGCTGGCCGCTCGACTTCACTTTCCACGATCTGAAAGCGAAAGCCATCTCCGACATTGCCGGATCGAGCAAAGAGAAACAGGCAATTTCAGGGCATAAAACTGAGGGTCAGGTGGCCGTCTACGACCGCTCAATCAAGGTTGTTCCAGCTGTGGATTCAGTGAAAAAACAGGGCTGAATGTTCCCCGATCATCTTCCCCGAGCGTTCCCCGGTGACAATTCGGTTTGCATTCACTATCGGTGAGAGACTTGATATACATGGTGCCCGGAGCCGGACTTGAACCGGCACGCTGTTACCAGCGAGGGATTTTAAATCCCTTGTGTCTACCGATTTCACCATCCGGGCAGTAGACGAACTCGAGGAGAAGATGGAGGCGCGTAGCGG